TAACACAGGGTGACTTTACACAACTTAAGAAAAGATTAAGAGGCCAGGCTGAACATAAAAAAAGAATTACATTATCTTTCAATCCGATACATAAGGCTCATTGGATATATAAGCATTTTTTCAGTATCTGGCAGGATGATGAGCAATTTGTTACTGGCCAAATTGATGGATTGCCTATCAGCATACTAAAAACAACTTATGAAGATAATGAATATCTTACTGAGCAGGATATAGCTAACCTAGAGAATGAATCAGACCAATACTACTATGATGTTTATACTTTAGGTAACTGGGGAGTATTAGGCAATCTTATATTTACTAACTGGAAAACAAAAGACTTGTCGGATAAAATTAAACAATTTGATAATATATTCTATGGTCTAGACTGGGGGTTTTATCCCGATCCTTTTGCATTTGTTAAGATGCACATTGATGAGAAAAGAAATAAAATTTATATATTTGATGAGTTATATTTGTATCAACGTACCAATGATACAGTAATTGAAAAAGTGAAAGAAAAATATGATGGCGGAAGAAGGATAGTAGCTGATAGTGCAGAGCCAAAGAGTGTTAAATACTTCAAGAATAATGGGGTTAGAATAAAAGGCGCTAAGAAAGGGCCAGGAAGTATTGAGTATGGAATAAAGAGATTAAAAGATTATGAAATTATAATTCACAAAGATTGCATTAATACCAAAAATGAATTTAGTTTATATAAGTACAAAGAAAATAAAGATGGTGAAGTTCTACCTACTCCAGTAGATAAGAATAATCACATTATAGATGCTGTTAGATATGCGACAGAAGAACTTGACCAAAGCGGAACATCATTCCTCACCTAAGGAGGTGAATTATTTGCTTACACAATATGAATTAGCTGATGACTTACTTAGTATGAGTTTAACTCAAAATGATATAGCAAATATGCAGATAGCAGAAAATGGTACACCGACAATGGTTGATATTATTGAGGATTTAATAGAAAGTCATGATACTAGTTTTATGCAGCAAGGTGTTAATTATTATTTCAATCGTAATGATATCAAGGACAGGCAAATATATTACTGGAAAAACGGAGAGAAAATAGTTGATGAAACAGCAACTAACAATAGAATCCCACACGGTTGGCATAAGCTGCTAGTTGACCAAAAAGCTAATTATCTTGTAGGAAAGCCAGTAACTTTTAATGCTAAAGAAACATCTGGAAAAGATGAGGAGCAGACTGATACAGAAAGATTTGTTGACTTTATCAATGATATATTAGGAGATCAGTTTAACGATGATTTGTGGGAGTTAACAAAAAATGCTTCTAATAAAGGCGTAGAGTGGCTCCATCCATATATTAATAGTGATGGTGAATTTAACTATGCAGTAATAGATGGTCGGGAAGTTATACCTATTTGGGAGACTTCAAAGCAAAACAAATTGCAGGCTGTTATCCGTTATTATTATATGAATGTCAATGGTGATGAGAGGATTAGAGCTGAATATTGGACGCAGGATAGAAAAGAAATATATCAAGAAAACAATCAAGGAGTATATCAAATAATAGAGGAAGGGCCACACTTTAGGTATAATAATGAAGCTCAAAGTTGGGGTAAAGTACCTTTCGTTGCATTTAAGAACAATGAAGAGATGTTTTCCGACCTTATCAACTACAAAGAACTTATAGATGATTATGATCTTAATGTCTCTGATTTATCTAATGACTTAGCAGAATTACAGGAAGCTATTTGGGTATTAAAAAATTATCAAGGTGAAAGTCTAGAAGAATTCCAGGATAACTTGAGGAAGTATAAAGCACTCAAGACTGATGGAGATGGTGGAGCTGAAACTATTACACTAGACATTCCCATCAAAGCTAAGGATTCGCACTTAGATAGGTTAGAAGAAAATATATATACTTTTGGGCAAGGAGTTAATACTAAGACTGATAAATTCGGCAATTCTCCAAGTGGAATAGCTCTTAAATTTATGTATTCTCTACTTGATCTAAAAGCTGACAAGACAGAGAGAAAATTTAAAAGAGCAATCAAAAAATTTCTTTGGTTTATTGCAGAGTATTTAAGATATAAAGAAAAGCAGGAGTTTAACCCTGATTCTGTTCAGACTACATTCAACAAGTCAATGCTTATCAATGAATCTGAGAAGATAGACTCTGCTAACAAATCCAAAGGTGTTATCAGTGATGAAACATTAGTTGCTAATCATCCTTGGGTTGATGATCCGCAGAAAGAGATGGATCGGCTAGAAGAACAGGAAAATAATGCTGATATTTTTGGAGATAGAATAGCTCAAGAGTTAGGGATTGAAGAAGGTGAAATTTAATGCCTGATTATCAAAATGTATTTAATAATATACAAAGAAAATATAGAAAAGACTTCCTTAAACATATTAAAACTATGGAAGGTGACTTCCAAAAAATCAACGATAAGCTAATGAGAAGGATACAGCAATTATCATATGACTATGCAGCAGCTGATGGAACAATACCTAGTTCAAATTTGAATCAATTTAAAACAGAGCTTAATGCTTTGTCTGACTGGTTTACAAATGAGATGAAAAATTTCCTTGATGATAATATAGAAAAATCGGCACAAATAGCTATAAAAGGACAGGATACAGCTACTGAGTATTATGTTAAGGCGTTAATGGAAGAGGTCCAGCAAGTTGATAAAAAGCTATTATCTCAAGCTTTAAAAGATGGTCAGAATGGAATATTACTTAGAGTTAAGTATGGCCAAGGATTGCCACAGAGCATAAGAGAATATATCTGGAATTTTAGATGGGATGATGGACTTAACCTATCAGAAAGATTATGGAAATTAGATGGAACTATGAAGAAAAATTTACAAACGATTATTGAGCAGTCGGTTAATCAAGGCAAATCAGCTGTTGAGTTTTCTAGAGCAGTTGAAGATTATCTTGATAGACCAGGCAAGCCCTGGAGGACAGATATTAAGCCGGGGCTAGAAGCTGGCGATACAGTAAAAACTTCTGATGGTAGAACTTATACCATTAAACAGCCCAGAGCAACTGTTAAATATAACGCTTTAAGGCTGGCCCGGACAGAGACTAACCAGGCTTATCATAGAGCACAGCAGGTAAGTGATAAAGAAAGTGATGTAGTCAAAGGTACTAAATGGAATTTATCAGCTTCACATCCACAATATCCACCTAGCTATAATTATCGCGGTTATAATGAGATATGTGATTACAGAGCTAAAGCTAATCACCATAATAAGGGAGCTGGCGTCTATCCAGCAGGGGAAACACCTTACGATCATCCTAATGGCTTTTGCTATTTAACTTCTGTTTTAAGAAAGAAAGATGAGCTCATAAATAAATTGAAAGATAAATATGAGTAGGAGGTAACTGATGACAAAACAAGAGTTTAAAGAAATTTTTAATGTAGATGATGAATTCTTTGAGAATTTAAAACAGTTAAAATCTGACTTAAAAGGATTTCATGGCGAAGATGCTTATGATTGGGATAGAACAATGCCATTACCAGAAGGTGATGCAGATGATTAAATATATCATTTCATTTTATTTAGCTTTGATAATTGTTGAGTCAGTATTTGTTTTAGTTGTAGGTAGAGAGCCGAGTAAGTTTGAAGATGTATTGCTTTGGCCTGTTACAAAAGTTTTGAAATTGTTTAATTTAGGTTTAAAAAAGATAATAAGTTATATTTAAACCCTTAGCGGGTGTTTTTTAATGCGAAAAACTGCCCTTTTTTGGTATCCGCAGGGCCTAAAGAACGGAGACTGGAGCTGAGAGCGGACCAGCCTAAAACGCTAAACAGAATATAAGGAGTGAATAATATATGAGTGTAAAAGAATTACTTGGAGAAGAGTTGTTTGGAAAAGTACAGGAAAAGTTGGATGAAGATACTGAGCTAATTGTCAATGATGGTAGTTATGTGCCGAGAGATACTTATAACGATGACAAAGAAAAGCTAAAAACTGAAAAAGAAGCATTGCAGCAACAATTGCAGGAAAGAGATGATCAGATAGAACAGCTTAAAAATGATACTCAAACTTCTGAAGAGCTGCAGCAAAAAATTGAAAAACTTCAGGAAGAAAATGAGCAGACAAAAGAGGAAATGCAGGAAAAATTACAGCAGACTAGGCTTGAATCCGAGATAGAGAAAAAATTACTCAAGGAAAAAGCTAGAAACCCACAGGCAGTTAAAGCATTAATTGATATGGAAGAAATTGAGCTTGAAGATGGAGAAGTTAAAGGGCTTGATGATCAGCTAGAAAACATCAAAGAGTCTGATGATTATCTATTCGGCGAAACTGGCCTTAAAGGTGATGATCATAATGATGGAGATGGGCCAGTTAGAACAGAAGATAAGAATAACCCGTTTAAGGACGGACAGGTTAATTTAACTAAACAGGGGCAGTTAGTGAAAAACGAGCCTGAAAAAGCTGCAAAGTTAATCAAAGCAGCGGGTAAGGACCCTGAAAATTATGGACTATAAAAATTAAAATATAAGGAGAGATAAATTATGGCAGCAACAAGATTATCCGATGTTATTGTACCGGAAGTATTTAACAATTATATGACTCAAGAAACTACAAAGAAATCAGCACTTATCCAGAGTGGTATAGCTCAAAGTGTACCTAATATAAGTGTTCCGGATGGTGGAGAAACTATTAAGATGCCTTTCTGGAATGATATTGATGGAGATCCAGAAGCTATACAGTCTGACTCTGCATTAACTCCACAAAAAATAGATGCAGGAAAAGATATTGCAAGAGTGCTAATGTTTGGTAAAGCGTGGAGTGCAGAAGATTTAGCTGCAGAACTTGCAGGTGACGACCCAATGAGAGCTATTGCATCTAAACTTGCTAATTTTTGGACTACTAATCAGCAAAAAGTTGCAGTTGCTATGCTTAATGGTGTGTTTGCTGACAACGTTAATAATGACGATGGAGATTTAGTATTAGACGTTGCAGAAGGAGATGTTGACACTAATGGAGCTGTAGAGCTTGATGGTGGAATTATCCTTGATGGTGCTCAAAAACTAGGTGATGCAAAAGGTAAACTTACAGCACTTGCAGTTCACTCACAGGTACACACTAACCTACAGAAGAAGCAGTTAATTGAATATTTCCCTGAAAGTGATGTAGATGTAGGTTTTGGTACTTACAATGGCAAAACACTTGTTATAGATGATGGAGTACCAGTTGAAGACGCTGCTACTTCTGGAAAGAAATATACATCATATCTATTTGCACGTGGTGCTTTTGGATATGCAGAAGGGCAGCCTAAGACACCTACTGAAACAGACAGAAATAGTCTAAAAGGTGAAGATATACTTGTTAATAGACGTAAGTGGATTATGCATCCTAGAGGATTCGCATGGCAAGAAGGCGCTGTTGCAAAAGATATGCCTACACTTGCAGAACTTGCTGATCCAACTAATTATGACAGAGTATATCCTAAGAAATTATCTAGAGTTGTAGAGATAGTCACTAATGGATAATTAATAAATTGAGGTCAGGGTTCTGCCCTGGCCTTCTAATATGGAGGTGAATTTATGGGCAGAACTACTTTTTATATGCTCGAACAGGAGCGAAAGCGCAAAGAAGAAAAGGAGAAAGCTGAAAAGAAAAAAGAAATAGATTATGAAGAAGAAGTAAAGCAATACCATAAAGGTGGAGGGTATTATGATATACCTGGAATAGACGAAACTATACACGGCAAAGAAAAAGCTATTGAGATGTTGAAAGAAAGTGATAACTAATGACTGATGAAGAAAAAAGAGCAGCTTATCTTGAGTGGATTAACAATGAAACTGGCCAGGATTATGTAGGTGATGATACATTGCCCGCAGTAATAGATTTAGTATTAGATAAATTAATGTCAATGGATGGTGATGAAGTTAATATTAAATCAAAGAGTCAAGGTGGCAGGTCAGTAACTTTTGAAGAAGGTATGCCGGATAAAATTATACAAATGATTCACTCAGTTCGGAAAGTGAAGTGGGAATAATGAGTAGTTTTCCAACTCAAACTTGTGAGATAAAACGTTATCAAGAAAGCTACACAGACCCAGAAACAGGCCAGTTTGTCGAAGGTGGCTACCAACTCATTGCTACAGTAGAAGCAGACATACAGCCCAAGAGTGGTAGAGTGAGAGCCGCTGAATTACAGACTGAATATGAGAGTGATTATATTGCCTTTGTTGATTTTGATGATATAACTTTTGAGACAGGTTATACAGAAATTAAAAAAGGTGATCATCTATTTGAGCTAAATGGCAAAGAGCATAATATAGTATTTCCTGGAAGATGGTCAGATCATTATGAATTAGAATTGAAGGAGCAATAATATGAGAAGTAGTGATGGAGTTACAGCTGAACTTGAAGGTGTTGAAGAAACTCTTGAAGCTACAAGAAAATTTGTAGAAAAAGAAGAACAGGCTCTTGAAGAAGCTATTGAGTTTTTGCTTAAATCTATGGTCAATTATGTGAAAAATAATGGACCGTGGAAAGATAGAACTGCGAACTTGAGAAACTCGATATCTGCTAATATTGATGAAATGAAAACTTGGGATGCAGATACAGATCCGTCAGTATTGAGAGCAAAAGCTACACAGTTAGAAGAACCTGTTGTAGATGTTCAAGGTGATGACTATGAAGCTGTGTTAAGTGCAGGTATGGAATATGCTATATGGGTTGAACTCAAAAGTGGTTACTGGGTGCTGCAGGGAGCTATTGACAAATTTGAGCCGTTGATAGAACAATACCTGGCCGGTTATCTTGCTGTAGAAAAAATAGACTTAGAGAATATTGCCAGTATTCAATATGCTAAGAAATTTTAGGCAGGTGGTTGAATGGATAAAAATAAATTATTAACACCGATAGTTTTAAGGATAATGAATGATAAAAATGTACCTGATGAAGAAGATTTAGGAGACCTTTTAGGTCTTAATGATAGTGGCTATCTTGATATACCGGTCATTAAAGGGCCACGTAAAATGACAAATGCTGATGAATGCATAACAGTTAATGCTCCATCTGCCCCTAAAGACCCTAACAGCAAAGCATATAATGGCACGATACTTATTAATTATCATTGCCCTAATTATGATGCTGGGAATGCAAGAATGGAAAAAATGGGGCCAGTTGCAGCAAGGATAGAAGAAATAATGGATGATAACACATTAGATATAGAAGGATATAGAAATTATAATTTTGTTGTAGGTGAGCCAATGGGGCCGTTATTTGATTCTGATGATCCAGACGAACATTTCATGAGTATAAGAATTAATTTTGGATTAATAGCAAATTAAAGGAGAGTGAATATATATGGGTAAAGTTAGTCAAAACGTTGATGTCGGACCAGCTCTTGTTACTTATGATACTACAGAGTTGGCGGAGACTAATGGAGACACAACTTTCAATTATGATGTAGAGACAAGCGAGATAAGAACAGAAGAAAGCGGTTTGGTAGATGAAGTTGTAACAGACGAAATGATAGAGGTTACAATACCAATTATAGAAACAGATGTTCAGAGTTTAGGTGATGCCTTCCCTTATCTGAATGTTGTTGAAAGTACCGAAGGAGATAAGAAGCTGACGGTAGGTAGCTTAATTGGTGAAAATTTATCTAATTATGCTCAAGAGTTAACTATACATCCGAAATCTAAAGCAACAGATGACCTAAGCAAAGATATAACTATTTGGTCAGCTTATCCAGTGCCAGGACCTCTTGAGTTTACTTATTCTCGAGACGGACAGCGAATTGCTAATGTTACATTTAGAGCACTTAAAGATGATACCCAAAACGATGGAGAAGAATTCTTTATTATTGGTGACCCATCTATTACAGCTGCTTAATAATTGATGACACAGGCCCTTAATTGGGCCTTTTCTTTTTATAGGAGGTTAATATGTTTAAAAGTAATCTCAAAAGTATAAGGAAAGAAGTTAATGACAGATATACACAGACTACAAGGAGGTTAAGTTATGGCAAAAACATTAGGGAGAATAAAGAAAGTTGATATAGAAATAGTTGAAGATGGTGAGGTTAAAAAAGAGACTATAACAGTATCCAAAGCACCATTAGGCAAATGGAAAAGTTTAACTGATAGTGCAAAAAAGCTGCTTAATTTGCTACCGGAAGTGTTGGAGGAAAAAGGCATAGAAGGAAAAGAGGAATACGAAGCATATTTTGAGCAGATGGGCACTGATGATGTAATTATGTTGCTACCAGATATGTTGGAAGTAGCATTTGATGAAGTTATGAAAATATTAGCTTTAGGCTCTGATCATGATGCTGAATATATGAAAGAAAAAGTAGGATTAGATGAAGCAGTAGAAATATTCGAAACTATTATTGAAGTTAATAATCTTGTTAAGGTTGTGGAAAAGGGAAAAAACTTGATGAATCTCCTGGGCGGGATGACCGGCAGGAGGTAAGTTTTGAAGAAAAGTTTGATAAATTAATTTGGGATATTGTTGATATAACAAAAATGTCGAAAAGAGAAGTATTACAACAAGTTTATCCGGATGAGCTTGAACATATATTTGATAAGAAAAGAGAAAAAGAATTACACAGATACGAAGGATATATGAATCAAATTATGGCAGTCTCAGCCGGTTTTGGCGGCGGAGATAGTGCTAAACAATATGTAGAGGATGTGATGAATCAAATTAAAGAGTTGTCTAATGAAAACAAAGAAGATGAAGTAGATATCAGAGATTCATATGCTGAATTAGAAAAGTTACAAAACAAAGATGAACTCACCTATAAAGATGAAAAACAAATTGTAGAATTAAAGCAAAAAATTGATGAAAAGCTAGATAAAGAAATGAATAAGTTAAGGAACTTAAGAAAATAGCTTGCAGAAAGAAGGTGGTTTTGTGGCAAGCAAACAGCTAGGATCATTATTATATCGCATCAAAAGTAAAAATAGTGATTTTAAACGTGGAATGCGTGAAAATAGACAGGAAATAAGAAAAACTGACAAACAAATGAAGAAAAGTCAGGGAGTAATTAGCAAGTATAGCGAAGGCTTCAAAAAAGCCGGTATGGCCCTTACAGCTTTCGGTGCTATTGTAACAGGGGTATCATTTAAACTTGCCAAGATGGCTTCTGATGCTAATGAAATACAAAGTCGCTTCAACCATGTTTTCGGTGAAATGAGCAAAGATGCAAATGAGTGGGCAGAAAGTTTTGCTAAAGATTTTGGCCAATCTAGAAGTGAAGTTAAATCTATGATGGCTACATTACAGGATACATTAGTACCAATGGGAGTCGCAGAGGAAAAAGCATTTGAGCTAAACAAAACAATAACACAACTTGCCATTGATATGAGTTCTTTTGCTAATGTACCATTGCAGCAAGCAATGAATGATATACAATCTGCTATCGTTGGTCAGAGCAGGCCCATGAGGAAATATGGTAGTGTCTTAACTCAGACAAGGGTTAAACAATATGCACTTGCAGAAGGTATTGTAGAAACTGATAGAGAACTTACAGAACAGGAAAAAATACTGGCCCGTGTTAGTTTGATGCAGGAAGATATGACAAAAGCTACCGGAGATTATAAGAGAACTCAGGATAGTTTTGCTAATCAGTTGAGAGAAACAAGAAATCAGCTTAAAAATTTAGGTGAGAGTATAGGGGCGAATGTGTTACCTGTATTCCAGGATTTACTTGGTCATGTCAAAGATCTAGTTGGCTGGTTTGATGATCTGCCGGATAAAACGCAGGCAGTTATATCAAAATTTATGGTTTGGTCAGGTATTATTTCTGCAATAGTTGGGCCATTAGCTTTATTAGTAAGTTTCTTACCTCAAATAGCTTCTGGTTTAGCGATGATAAGCGGTGCGGCCGGACCATTCATGGCTGGGGCTGCAATTGTTGGTGGTATTGTAGCACTTAAAAATGCTTTCAGTGATTTAAACGAAAAACAAGAAGAAAATTTAGATAATACTAAAAGTTTGGTTAATGAATATGAAAATTTAGCAAGCAAAGAAAATTTATCCACACAAGAAAAAAGAGATTTGCGTGATATTTCTCAAGATTTAGCTGATTTGTATCCAGAATCAGTTGAAGGCATTAATGATGAAACAGATGCTTATATAATCAACACAGAAGAAATAAGAAAAAATGCTCAAGTTAGAAGTTTACAAGCAATGTCGAAAAATATACAAGATAATATCGATGATATAAAAGAACAAAGAAAAGAACTTAAAAAGGAAAATGAAGAATTAGAAAGATTAGCAGAGGGGTCCAAAGAATTACAGCAAGTTAGAAAAGAAGCTCAAGGTAAGGCTAGAGAAGTTATATACCAAGCTGGCTTTGAAAATATGTTAAGCGAAGATATGACATTAGATGATTATTTACAAATTGGTCAAAATAGTGAATTTCAAAAAAGACTTGAAGAAATGCCAAAAGACTTTCAGTTAATGTGGAAAGAAGCGCTTAACACACTCAAACAAGATTTTGAAAATACTGTAGATCTTGAAGAAGAAATGAAAAATAATGAAGAAAAAATAGCTTCTTTTAATAATGAGTTAGAAGTGGCTCAAAAAAGAGCTACATTACTTGATAAAAGATTAAGCGGGGCTATTAGTCAAAAAGAATTTGAAAAAAGAATGGAAGCGCTTAGAGAAAGTTCTTCTAAAACCAAAGATAGCGATAGTGAAACACCTGGTTGGCTTGATGTAGAAGATAATGGTTCTTCTGATTCTGAAGAAGAAACAGGTAGAAGCTCTGAAGATATAGCATGGGAAGTAATGAAAAAAGGTTATGAGCAAAAAATAGATGAGTTAGAAGGTATGGAAAAAGAATTATTGCAGGCTAGATTGAATGAAAAGGTAGAAAAAAGAGGAGTGGAAAGCAAATTACTCCTACAAGCAATAGAAGAAGAATATCAAGCTAAAAGAGAGCAGATCAGACAAAAATACGCCGATAAAAGAGAAGCGGAAAAGGAAAGAGAAGCTGAAAGAGTTGCCAACATTGAGAAAAACCTTACTGATGAAATAAAACAAAGCAAAATGAGTCAGTACGAATATGAGAAGTGGCAGCTTGAACAGCAACGCAAAAAGTATAAAGATATGGGCGTAGATAAGAAAAAATTAGAAGAATGGTATAATGAGCAATTATATCAGATTGAAGTAGATCATCTTAATAATCTTATCGGTGAACACGATAATTACAAAGAAGAAGTAAAAGACAATGAAGCAGAAATAATGCAGTGGAAATATCAAACTGAACAAATTTCACTTGAGAGATATAAGGAATATCTAAGAAAAAGGCTTAAAAATCTCAAAGAAGATTCTAAAGAATATAGAGAAGTGTATAGAAAATTATATAATCTACCTAGTGAAGGCGGAGGAGATGTAAAACTTAATGGTTTAAAAAAAGTATTCAATAATGTCGGTTATTCAGTAGAGGAAGCTCAAAGTAAATTCCAGAGTTTTAGAAATGAAATGGTTAACGGCTTCATGGACTTAATAGATGGTGCAAAGAGTTTTGATGAAGCTATTAAGGGTATAATAGACAGCTTAGCTAGAATGATAGTTAAAAGGTCTATTGTAGAGCCTTTTGTAGATAAAATATTGACAGGTGGTAGCAGCGGCGGAGACAGCAACGCAAATACAGCAGCATCGCTTATTGACTTTATTACTAGTTTAGGCTCTGCTCATAGCGGAGGGCTTGTTACCGCTAATGGAATAGAGAGTTTTCATAATGGTGGAATGATTGGCTCTGGACCATTAAAACCTAATGAGAAGTTAATTAAAGGCAAAGTTGGAGAAGTTATACTTAACCAGGACCAACAAAAGCAAGTTGCGGAATCACAACAACCTAATCAACCTATTATTATACAAGCTACTGATGCTAAATCCTTCACTGATAGATTAAGAGAAAACAACAGAGAAATAATCAATGCTGCCGGTAGAAATATTCTTGAAAACGGAGCACTAAAGAACATTATTAAGGATTTAAGGTGATAATATGGCATTAGCGAAGTTTGATTTCTCATATAACAGAGCTTGGGAAGATGGCATTAGGTTTAATACTCTTGTAACTAAATTTGAAAGCGGAAAAGAACAGAGAAGGTCTAAGGGTAATCCTAAAAGATTTTTTAAGTTATCATTTGAGAAAGAAACAATAACTGATAATGAAGCGCAACAAATGTGGGATTTTTTTGTGGCTCGAAAAGGGAAATTTGAACCTTTTTATTGGGATTATGAACACGCAGACGACACTGTGGAGGAAGTGAAAGTTAGATTTAATCATGATGATCTAAATAGAAAAGCTTTCATGAATTTGCTATATGAGAATGAATTAGAATTCATAGAAGTATTATAAAGAAGGTGATATTTTGACAAGAACATTGTCGGCAGATATAGAGAGTGAAAAAAATAAAGAATATAACAGACCGGTTGAGTTATATCAGATATTTCTTGATTCGCAGACTCTATATCTTGCTAATTATAATGAAGATATAGAGTTTTTTGACGAAAATGGCAATGCCCAAACATATGAAGCAGCTGCATTATCCAGAGACAACATTAAGATTAGTTCTGATTTGCAGTCTAACAAAATGACAGTAAGGATAGATAATGTTGCCCGTGATATGTCGGCATTTTTGGCATATAATGAATTTCGTGGAAAGAAGTTAAGGCTACTCAAAGTTTTTCTTGATGAATTAGAAAACTATGATGATGCAACTTTACTTTTCGAAGGTGAAATGGATGAGCCTGCCGTTGATGAATATGAGTTATCTCTTACAGTAACGCAAAATATAGACATTAACGATAAGTCTATACCAAGCAGAACTTTTTCTTTAAGGTGCGATTTTGAATTTGGATCAGAAGAGTGTGGAGTAACAAAGCCTACTATTTCTGGAGTAGTTGACTCTGTAGAAAATTACAAGAAATTATATCTCTCAGAGGTTAATGGAGACGAAGCTAACCGCTGGGCTTATGGCCATATAGAAGTAGATGATGAATATAGAGAAATAGTAAGCAGTGGTGATGGTTTTGTTAATATAGATATGCCATTTTCGGAGGACCCGACAGGTAAATCATATAACCTTGAAGCGGGTTGTGATAAGACTTACAGTGTAGAAGATGGCAGTAATACAGAAGTTAATCATGGATGTAGCTATTGGAATAATACAAGTAGATTTGGCGGTTTTCTCTCAATACCAGAAGCACAGGAGGTGGGTAGATAATGTCTGTTCCTTGGTTACAATTTGCATCATTAGCTTGGAGTATATATAGAAAATCAACAAGAGATGAAGGGGAAGAAGAAAGCCCTACCTATTCTCCTGATCCTCTTCAAAATACGAAAAAACAGACACTCCCTGTTCCGGTAATATATGGGCATAATCGTGTGGCAGGAAATATTATTTATCAAGACGTACATTATGAAACACAAGAGGAAGAGACTGTTAGTTCTGTTGATTATCAAGTTGCCCTTTCAGAAGGGCCAGTCAAGGATATACTGAACGTTAATGCAGAAGGAATTCCTTTATCCAGAGTGAGAACTCAAAAAATAAGAGCAAAAGGTGGGTTTTTCTCCGGTTCAGAAACTAAAAAATTTAAAATAACAGAGGAGATGGTGGCCGATTCTCCTATAATATTAAAATGGGAAATAGAAGATAAATGGGGTGCCGGAAATGCCTACATTGATTCTCCGACAACTCATGAATGGAGAGATTGCAATGGTTGTAGTGGAACGATTTCTATTTCTTCAGATGATGACCAATATATAGGAGAGTGGGAATTGTATTCAGCTTCAAATATCATCACAAAATGGGTTCAAGTTGAGCTTTATGAAGAAGATAAACCAGATGGTGATGTAAGAAAAGGGCATTCAAATCAGTCAGCTCATGAGATGAACAACACTGGCCAAACCTTTCCTTATACTTCTTATGTATCTATTAATATAGATGAAACAGACTTTCAACTTATTAGTTCTCCAACAGTTACCTCAGAAGTAGAAGGTAGACTTGTAGAAGTTTGGAATGGAAGCGAGTGGATAGAAGAATATAGTGATAATCCAGCATATATATTACTTGATATAATCACCAATAATCGTTATGGAATGGGGCTAGATAAGAATAATATAGAGCTAGACAGCTTCAAAGATGTTGCTGAGTATTGTGATGAAACGGTTCCAATAGGCGGCCCTAATATATCAGATGTAGAAGAAAAAAGATTCCAATTAGATACGGTACTAGACAAGCAACAACCAGCTAAAGACCAAATTAATGCTATTATGAAAACTTTTAGGGCTCATCTAGTACCGCGACAAGGTAAGCTTGCGTTGAAATTAGATGCTCCAGATGAAGTAGTACAAAACTTCACTGAAGATAATATCATAGAAAGCTCACTGGGTTATTCAAAGCTAAGTAAGAAAGAAAAGCCAAATAAAGTTATAGTTGAGTATATAGATCCAGATGAAAACTGGAGTCGTAACACAGTCGAGTCTACTAATTCAGGAAATATTAAAAAAACAGGCGAAATTAGAGAGAAAAAGCTCCAATTATATGGAATAAAAAGAAGAACTCAAGCTAAAAGAGAAGCTGATTTTTTCAAACGTCAAATTTGGTATTGCGACACATTTACTGAATTTAAAGCAGGTGTCGATAGCATACATTGTCAGCCTGGTGATGTAGTTGCTATTACACATAGCCTTCCCGGATGGGTAGAAAAGAAATTCCGCATCATAGATATACAAGAAGCTCAAAATGAAGAAATGACTATTACAGCTCAAGAATATAACGAGTCTATATATTCCGATACGGATGTAGAGTTTGATTATCCGCAAAGACCAGAATTACCAAATCCAAACGAGCCACCACCTTCTGTTGAAAATCTTAGTCTAATTGAAGGAAACAAGGTGCTAGGAGATGGGACCTGGATTCCTAGAATTGAAATTAGTTTCGATAAACCTCAAAACTTATTTTGGGAGCGAGCTATTATCTATCTTAGTGATGATGATGGAGCGAACTGGGAAGAAATTAAGAAAGTTGAAGGGACTAGCACTAAAATAGAAGTTGAACCAGCTACCTATAAAATTAAAGTCCAATCAGAAAACAGATTAGGAATTAAGGAAGATTTTGGCCTCGCTGCTACTAGCAAAATTACTATTACAGGAAAAACTGAAAATCCTTCCCCAATTGAGTTTGACCAAATATACTGGGGTTCGGACAGTATTAAATTAACTTGGTATCCTCATCCTGATGATGACTTTGATGAATATGAAGTTAGATTAGACGATACCTTTGGTAGTGACTATTAAATATATAAAAGGAGTGTATATAAATGGCAAACTTAAGTAATTATTTTGAAGAACAAATATTAACAGAGAAATTAGTAAATAGTACAGTATATGTTGGTCTAATAAGTGATACAGCAACAGATGCTGATTTAGAAAGTGGAGATTTAACAAATGAAATTACAGCTTACACAGGAGATAGAAAATCCATATCTTTTACATCACCTACTCAAGTAAGTGGAAAAGCTACAATAGAAAATGATGCCAATATCGACTTTGAAGATATGCCTGCTGAAACAGTAGGATATGCAGTAATAATGGATGCACAAACAGCAGGTAATATATTATATTGGTGTCCTGCTGATAATGTGAAAACTACTAATAGTGGAGATACTTATAGAATACCTAGTGGCGACTTAACATTAGACTTAGATTAGGAGTTGATACAATATGAAAGAAATGTATGAAGTAATATCAGGCAGCCCAAAAACTACTCTTACTAATAATATAGATAATTCTCAAACTACTATTACAGTAGATGACGCTAGTAAGCTACCTTCTGCTCCTAACTATGCAACATTTGGAGCAGATATAGATAAATATGAGGTTATAAAGTATGATGGGAAAAGTGGAAATGACCTTACAGGAATAACTCGCGGAGTAGAAGGTACAGCACAAAGTTTTGATAGTGGTACAGAGGTTGCTAGATATATTACAGCTAGTGATATTAATGATATGCAATATAATTTTTCTGAAATAGGTGTTTCAACATTACCTGTCACTAATTTTTCAGCTGAAAACTTTGATTCTAATGCTAGTTTGAGATTAAATTGGACTAACCCCTCTGATGTAGTAGTAACAGATAATAATACAAATGATGTGATTTTAGCTACTTTTGATAGAGTTGAAATAAGAAGG